AAAGTATGACTATAGAAGCCAGAGACAGACTTAAATGGTCACGCGATATGCTTCTCATCGCACGCGATAAGCTAGCCGTAGAGAGGGATCGCGTTTCTCATGGCCATGCAATTGATTTAATCCAGATCATAACGATGGTCGATGCAGCGGCTTTGATAGCGAAGGAGATATTGGAGGCGGAAAAAGGATTGACGCAGTAAACCCAAATAATAGAAAGGAACACCAAATGAAACTATGGACCAATAACACCAACGCAGTCACTGTAGTCGATGACAATAAGTTGTGGCCGCGCTGTAGCTACATCCTACCCGATGAGTTAGTCAACCCGCCTTTCACAGACGCAATACCCGTACCGCACTTAATTAAGCCGTACTACCCAGGCCGAGCCGAGGGTGGGACAACAGCGGTCTACCGCGCCGGTGCAATCGGCGATGCCATCATGGCAACTGGGGTGATCCGTTACCTAACCGAGACTTCGGGGGGTGCGGTCGATGTCTACTGTCCCGCCCGCAATATGCCTCTCTACGCTGGGCTGGGAGCGCGGCTGTTGCCATTACCCCCAACCGCCGAGGCGTGGGCATCCTATGACGCGCACGTTGTGCTGGATGATTTGTTCAGCGGCAAGGTAGGCGGCACGGAGCTTGGCACTGGTGCTGGCAATCACTACGATAGGATCTACCTGTGGATGGGGGCGGAAGGGATTGTGGCGGATGTCAATGGCAAGGCTGGGGATATTCGGTTAGTCGACGCAAAGTACAAGAAGCCTTACCTCTACACAGTCCAGCCCGATACCGATGAGTTAAAGAAGTTAAATCTCTGGCCGTTACCGCCCAAGTATTTTGCCTACCATGTCAGCAGCTCTGGTCCGACCCGCACCTATCCACCCGCGCTGGGTAAGCTGGCAGTCGAGGCTCTGCTGGAAGCGTTCCCCGACCATCATGCAGTCATCATTGGAATGGATAAGTCAGTAGACTTCCGAGTAGACAGCAAGCGGGTGGTGGATTTATTTAACGCCACGGCAAACATACGCACGCTGTTCCCAGTCATCCAAGGGGCAGAGTTTGTGGTTGCGCCGGATTCGTCGGTCACACACATGGCGGCTGGGTTGGATACAGCCTGCGTTAGTTTGTGGGGTAGCTACCATCCCGATGACCGCTGTAAGTATTACCCTAAGTCAGTGCCAGTATTCAAACCCGATACTTGCCCGCACGCGCCTTGCCGACCGCATGGGGGGTTGCCACAGGCTAAGTGTAAGGACGCAACCAACCGCACCAAGAAGACGCAGATGTGGTGCAATGCGCTGCGCAATATAACAGCCGAGGATATTGTCGAGGCGGCTAAGAAGGTGGTCAAGTTGGAGGAAGTTAAAGAAAGCAAATAACTAACTGGCGTTGTGGTCCGCAGGGAGATCCTGCGGCGGGCAGTTCCTCAGTGTGTGTTCGCCTCTTGAATCAGCAGCCAGTTTGAATTTTATGACAACCGCACAACGGCAAGCTGAAGAGATCGTAGGCCAAGTGGATTGGCAGTCTGAGAATCACGGGCTGTGCAAGTGTCCTGGGGAAGCTGCACACACTAGCCATACCAGAGTCCGAGATACCACAGTGTTTATTGACGGCGCGCCGACTATCTTTTGCTGGCATACTTCCTGCACGCCGTACCGAGATGAGGCTAACCGCAAGCTGCGCCGAGCTATAGGTGGCGATGTTCTCTACAAGCCAGTCAACATCATGTCGGGTGGTACTGCTACGCCCAAGCTAATCATCAAGAAAGACCCGCACGCCGAGGTGTTGGATAGGATTAAGACGATTGCTGAGTCAAACAAGCAACGCTATCTGACCCACTACAATTGGGACCCAGCGGATATGTACGAGGAGAGTCCAGTTAAGCTAGGCGATCCAGCGCAGGACTATCACTTGTTCTTATCTATGTTTAATGTCGCTGACAATATCTGGATTGGCGATGTGAAGGATAGCGGCAGGCATCCGCAGAACTTTAGGTCAGCTTGGGATTGGAAGAAGTTAGACGAGCCGATTGGGCAGTTTACCACTGGCGCGACCTACAGGCCAGACACGGTTAGCCGATCCAATGACACCGTTGAGCATAGGGTGTTCTTAGTTGTCGAGTCTGACGTACTCACCAAGCCAGAGATGGGCGCGGTGTTCCAATTGATGCGTGATTTGTTCAGCATGAAGCTACACGCCGTTGTTAATACTGGCGGAAAGAGCTTGCATGGTTGGTTTGAGATGCCACCTAAGAACGAATGGGTGGATCAGTTAAAGGCTTTTCTTATTCCGTTAGGATGCGATCCTGCAACATTCAAACCCAGTCAACCCGTTAGGATTCCTGGGGCAAAAAGAAACGACAAGATGCAAAGCCTGCTTTGGTTTTGCAAAGGAGGAAAATGATAGAACCAGCCGTAGCACTTGGTATCAAACCCAAGACCGATGAGTGGCCGCCGATTAAATCTTATGCACAACTTATCAAGGAAGACTTACCCGCACCAGAGACACTAATTGAGGGAATGTTGCACAGAGGGGGCAAGATGTTGCTGGGTGGGGGAAGCAAGGCGTTTAAGAGTTGGAGTCTAATTGACCTAGCCTTATCGCTCCACGCCGGAGTGCCGTGGTGGGGGCAGGAGTGCAAGATGGCGCGGGTGTTGTTTATTAACTTTGAGATACAAGAGTGGAGTTTCCGCAATCGGTTGGCTGATGTTATCAAAGCAAAGGGACTGGAAGATAAGGCCGATGACTTTGACACATGGACGCTGAGAGGTCACGCTGCCGATTTAACTCTCATCCGCCCGATGATCGAGAAGCAGATCGAAGGGAAGGGATACCAAGCTATCATCCTAGATCCAAACTATATGCTGATGGGAGAGAGGGATGAGAACAGCGCAGGCGATATGTCCAGCCTGATGAACGAGTTTGAGTACCTAGCCACACGCCACAACTTGTCGATCATCCTGTCACACCATTTCAGCAAGGGCAACAAGTCGGGTGCAGAGTCGATTGACCGCTTCAGTGGGTCGGGCGTGTTCGCCCGTAATCCAGATACGTTGGTCGTTCTGACTGCCCACGAGGAGGATGAGAAGAGCTACACTTGTGACATCACACTGCGTAACTTCCCGCCAGTCGATAGCTTTGTCGTTCAGTGGAATTACCCGCTGTTCCAAGCCAACTTCTCGCTCAATCCAGATAAGCTAAAGAAGCCAGGCGCACACAAGGCGGTGGACGATAAAAGGTTCTTAACCGAGATGGGTAGCAAGCAGTGGCAGGCGGGTGATTTATGTCGTCATATCATTGAAAAGTTGGAAGTATCGGAAAGCACCTTTTATAGGTATCTAAAACGCCTTCACAAAGCTAACAAGATATTGTCTGACAGCGGTTTGTATATTGCCAATCAGACCACTTTCTAATCCACTTTCAAAACACTATCATTCCTTGAGCAGTCAGACCCTTATATATATATAAACATAAGACGCGAAGGAAAGCAGGGGAAGGGGACTCCCTTTGTCCCGTCCCCTCCCCCTTCCCTGCGGTGCTTTCCGAAGCGGCAACTCTGGCGTGTATTTTGGACAAACAAACAATGGCGTGATACAATCGCGAAATGAAATCAAACCGACCAGGCTTATACGCCAACATCAACGCCCGCCGGAAGGCTGGGACTAGCCGCCCTAAATCTAAAAGCACCATCAGCCCTCGCATCTACAGGATGATGAAGGCAAAGAAGGGTGGGTTTGCCTCTTGACCGCGAGCAACTGAAGCTGGCGCATAAGTTCATTGGCCTCCTTCAAGCAGAGAACGCTCAACTCCACAGCGTCTTGAGGCTATTAGGGCAACTGGTAGACGATATGAATGCCAACTGCTCCTATGAGGTGTTCGAGGCACAGTGGAATGGGCTGACGGAGCGGGTGAAGGGGTTGTCAGGTTTCTTTGAGAGCCACCAGAAAGCCCTACAATCGCTTCAGGATGCCTGCCCTGATGAGTTTGACACCGATGAGGTCGATGAAGCATGAACCCTCGTAACCTACCCTGTAACTCACCCCGAAGGACTCCAGGGGGACCGAAGAAGTTTGTGGTGCGGGCTTGTTCGGGTGGCAAGAGCAAGGTTATCCGCTACGGCGATCCCAAGATGAGCATTAAGAAGAGCAATCCAGCAAGGCGTAAGAGCTTCAGAGCTAGGCATGGGTGTGATAGTCGCCCTCCCGCTAAAACCTCCGCCCGCTACTGGTCCTGCCGCAACTGGTGACAAGTATGCCCAAAAAGACACGCCACAATGCCCCGCAATCGCGCAAGGATGCCCCTAGAAAGCGTCTTGCAGCACGATCTGATGCCCCAGACCTTCCAGTGGTCAAATTTAAGGTTGAGGAGCT